ACGAGACGACAGAAGTGTTGGGTTACCAAAGAACTGAACGTTCTTCCGCATGGTGCGCACCAACTCATCGTGCGTCACAATGTGATTTGCTAGGGCATCAAATTCGCCATAGCCTTCCATTGCAAATCCCTTGGGGTTGTTGAAGATCTCAACGCAAGGAATAAAACCAAGGGAATTTTTAAATTTCTTGGTGCGACCAGGAGTCGTAAAGGATGGGAGGTCAAAGGACATTTCGCCCTCTGAATGGGTCTCCTCAATCTCTTTAGCTTTGATCGAAAGTTTGATATATCGCTTGGCGCCCTGGTCAGCAGTGATCGGACTGCCGCTTAAATTGGTGACATTGATGTTGTCACCAAAACCAAAGCCACGCCGCACCTTGTAGCTGTAGATAATAATGACTTCTTCCAGCTCACCGTCTACGTTGTAGAAGCTGCGGTATTCGTGCTCGCGGAAATAGTAAAGACGATAGTTTTGTTTTGTGGGACGAATGTAAAAAATACCTTTGCCGTCACACAAGAAGTAATCCCAAATGGAATCCAGACGTGTATCAAGCTGGTTGTACTTGATCACACGGTCGATAAAATCCTTCCGTTGATTACCAAAATTATCTTGTCCAGGAAAAAACTCGACACCCTGACGGATGCCAAACAATTTCATCTGTGCCAGGTGGGAGGCAACGACGCTGGTATCAACAACAGCCCCTCCTTCTTTTTCGATGTAGGCGTTGATGATCTCTTGGAGTCTGGCCTTAGCGTCAGTTGCCATTCACTTGTTGCTCCCTGGCTTTTTTGATCTTAGCAGTTTTCTTTTCTTCTTTCTTTTTCCGAAGCCAGATACTGAAGAACGTCATTTCAGCCGGAGTGTATAACTCTGGATGCTTTAACGCACGCTTGACCAGCTTCTTTGTTTTCATCAGGACACCATCTTGTTCTGGAATCCAGCCGGAACCTGTCCGTACTGAGGGCCATAAAAGAACTGTGGGTTTGCCATCCCAGCCATATTTCCTGGAGCACCAGGGATATTCATGGCTTGACGAAACTGAATATCAATGGCGCCTTCGCGGCCAGGCTGATCTTTAGGGAAGATACGAGCCGGGGGTTGCTGTAAAGGATTCAGCTGCGGGCCACCAGCGGGACGACGCTGTTGGTTTTGGATAACAAAATCCGCACCGAATGGGTTACCAGCAAGATTTTGAAGTCCACCTGGGCGCATGGCACCTTCGTTGCCCATGCCACCGCCGTAGAATCCTCCTGGTTGCGTTGTATAAAACATTTACGTTTACGTCGATTTTTCTATTTTACTCGTCTTCTTCTAGTTCATACAAAGAAGGGTCCGCAACCTTGGAGATATGAATGCCATCTCCTTGAATGTCCCAATTAAGAATATCGCCTTCTCTCCAGCCCATCTCCTCCATCAATTCTTCAGGGAAGGTGAGGAACTGTTCGCCGTTCTCGTCTTCTTCCACTTCGAGGATGTAGGTCATTTTGTCAAAAGCTTTTCCATAAGCTTATCAAGCTTATTATTAATTTCGCGAAAGTTATCATGCATTTCTTTGATTTCTCTTAAAAAATCAACCTTGAGAACGTAGTCCAGCGGCATGCGATTGATTTGGTCTTCCAAGAGATCAATCCTTCGTTTCTGTGAATTGGTGTAGTTAAAGGCCTGCTGGATATCCTGCGTTTGACGGTTTAAAATTTTGTTGGCTACCCAGGTGCCACCGCTCACGGCGGAAGCAATAGCTGTTAAAGCCAGAGCGATGTATTCGGGACCCACGATTTTTTCGATTTGCTTTCTTTCAATTCTAGAATTAGAAATCAAGATGCAATTGCCCCTTCCTGGCCAAACCAGTTACCAACCATACAAGCGCATCAACACAGTCGTCATGACTACTGACGCCGAAATTTGTGAGTTCCTCGAAGAGATTTGTGAAGTTCCGGAAACGGTTGAAGATGATCTTGCGATCTTCAAACATACCGATGATGCCCCTAAACCGTGCCAACTTGTCTGCACGGAAACCTTTGACTGGATGCCAGATGAGGTTGTACAGACCTTCATTATTCAAGCAAACCCGTTTGAAGTCAGCCTCCAGGGAGGCCTGATACTGGACAGCTTCTGACCAGATATCACACGTTGAGTAAGTTGGGAAGTAATTTCCGTTGTCGTCACGGCCAAGTACTGACCAGTCATTGAGCAATTCTTTCATGGCATCCAGCTTTTCAAGGTTGCCCATGACGCGAATGCGCCGGTAATCGATGATATGGATGCGATCTCCAATGCGTCCTCCCAGGACCATTACCGTGTAGTCATTCTTTTCCTTCACACCCGCTGAAAGGTCAACACCAATCCCAAGCGCATCAAACTCAGTTGCAATCTCAGCCTTAACAATCAGCTCTGGCGCCAGGGACAGTTCGTTCTGTCTGACGACCTGATTCATGTACTGGAAAGAGAAGGCAATAGGTGCCTGCCGTTTCTTTTCCTTTAGGTAATCCAGGGACCACATTTCTGGCCAGTAGGATTCTTCATCCCCTGTTTTGGGATCTGTCTGGATGGCAGAAAGAACAATTTGCGTCCAGTTGTTTTGCTCGTTAAAAGTTGTGGAGTGAATGTCGTCATGACGGAAGCGCGTCCCAAGACAGATCGCCCTTGCGCCCTCAAACATGGTGGGAGCAATCACCGCGTTCCAGTTATCCTGCATCATCTTTCGGATGTCAGGGTTAGAGATATCAGCGGCTGACTTGATAGCGTCATCAATCATCACAAGATGAGAACGCTTGGAGGTCACCGAACCCTTTAGACCAGCAGCACAGAGCGTGAACTGTTCATCACCGGTTACGTCAATGCCGGCAAACTTGTGATCAATGGACCAGTACTCGTTACTGGTGACGTTCTTCAGAAGGCGGACGGTAGGAAAAACTTCTTGGTACCGTTTACTTTCAATAATTCTTTTGATGGTTGCCGACTTGGAGCGAGCAATATCAACCGTGTAGGACAGATAAAGAATCTGCAGTGGAAGTTTTGCTTGGGCGTGAATACCAATAGCCCATGCCGTCAACAAGCCAAGAACTGTACTTTTAGCAGAACCACGGGGAGCAAGAAGATCAATATTGGGTCCAGCAATCTTGATCAGGCAATTACTATCTTCGTTCGTAATAAAATGCCGATGCCAATCCAGGTGGTGCCTGGCGGGTTTTTTCTTTTCATCCATGAACTCGCAAAAGTAACTAAAGTCTTCGCGAGCACGCTCAATAGCTTCTAAGTTTTTCTGTGGCTTAACGTTGTACTTCTGCGCAGCAGCTTTTGCGTTGCGGCGATACGCAAGATGTACGTAGGAAGGCACAGTAGTAATTCAGAGTTATCTGAATCCTACATGATTAACTTTTGCTGCGTTTCTGCTCTTGATACTTGCGTGCTTTATCTAAAGCAGCACGACGTTTTTCTTTGTCCGACATTTCGGACCCGTCTTCATTTTTTGCTTCTTTCTTCTTGAAGTGCTCAAGAAGTTGAGGCGGCATTTTCCCTTTAGCCATATCAGCGCCCCAAGCTCCGCATACGCTCAACTAACTGTTGATATTCAGGGGTACCAGCATCTGGCATCCGGTTCGCGCGGCCAGGGCCAAAAGCAATGCCAGAACGGGGGCCTTGACCTGCACCACCAAAGGCTGCACCAAACACGCCAGCGCCACGCTCTACAGCACCACCAGGAGCAACAGGAGCACCTTCGCCACGCTGAGCAGCAGCTTCCTGGAACTGACGGAACATTTCTTCCCGACGACCAGTGCGATCACGCTCACGGGTCACTTCACCACGGCGATACGTTGCTTCTTCAAAGCCGGGAGGAACTGCGCCAGGAGCTTCACCTGGGAACATCGAAGCGCGACCAGTTTGTGGGCCACCAGAACGGCGAGCTTGCAGAGCTTCTGCAATACCTTCCGGAGCCGACTCCTCACCACCTTCTGCGCCACGAAGGGCAGCACGACGTTGCTGAATACCTTCGCGAGAAGCACTGGCTGCTTTCATGCGGGCAGCTGCGCCACCGGCTAAAGCTTGGTTCTGTGTTTGAGCGCCCATGGTTTTCTACTTGTTAATCAATATTTTAGGTGGGGTAACCCTATTCTTCTAGTTGCATTCTAGCCCACACACTCATGGATGCTTCTTGAAGAGGACCTTCAATTGGATCATCTTTAAAAATAAACATCAACTCACGAATGGCGCGGTCAGCACCAGCCATTAACAAGCCCTTTCGATCACGGCTCGCAGTGAACTGCTCGATCTGAGCAATAGCGCCACGGAGTTCTTTTTGCATGCTGGCAATACGTGCAACACCAGCATCGCGCTTGACGACCTCCATCTCAACAGCATCACGCAACTTGCGGATGTCCTCTTGCATTTCTTCAATCTCATACAAGAGTGTTTTGCGGTGGTCCGCCTTCTTGTAGTTTTGATTGACCCAAAGATCACATGCAACGATGCTCCCCGTATACCCAAGGAATCGGGCATACAGGAAACATTCGATCACCGAATTATTGTCCTTAGCAAAAGAGCAGAAGGATTCTTGAACAGAAGAATCAAGATTATCGACCCACTGGTCGAAAACCTCAATATCGATAAGCTCGTTGGGCCTGACCGTAGTCTCGCTCTTCGTCCTTTTGCTTGAACTGCTGCTGCTGTTCAGCTGAGGTTCGCTGTTCTGTTGCACCTTTACCGATGGTTTCTCGTTCTTGAGCACCGGTTTCCTCCATCTTCTTCTTTGAGAATTCGTAGGCTACTCCAGCCGCCTGGCGATATTTGTCAATATCAAACCAGTCGTCTGTGTTGTAAGTATCCGTGATATCCGTAGTAGCCATACTACCAGCTCAGATCAGAAGTTGCTCATCATGCCGGCCAGGCCGGTAGCAAAAATGTCGCGACGGCCTTCAACGCTCTTTTGGCGCTGCTGGCGTTGCTTGGATGATTCCAGACGCTCAAGCAGTTGCTCAAACTTGCTGATATCAAAATAGTCGTCGTTGGTGTTTCCTGCGACAGTCATTGTTCTATTATCAGAAGTTGCTCATCATACCGGCTAAACCGGTAGTAAAGATATCGCGACGACCTTCAACGCTCTTTTGGCGTTGTTGGCGTTGCTTAGACGACTCCAAGCGATTGAGTAGTTGCTCGAACTTGGTTATATCAAAATAGTCGTCTTGGGTGTTGCCTGCAACAGTCATGATTATTCAATAACCAATAAATTAATTATAGGGGATGTGTTTCTAGAAGCTGAACGCTCCCACAAGGGATTTGTAAATATCACCCTGGGCAGCAATCTTCTGAACTTCCTTGGCACCCTCGTTCTTCAGTTTCTGGGTTTCTTTATCAATCTCACCCTGGAGGTTGGTTAAACCAGCGCTGTAAAGGAACTGGCGGGAGTCACGAATGTTCTGAAGTTGCTGCTCAATTTCAGCAGGGGTTCCAGTGAAGCCCTCGCCAAACGCAGGAAGCTCAACCTTGGTACCACCCTTAAGATCACCTGCGTAGGTAGGAAGTAAACTCTTATCAAACGTGAAGGTACGTTTGCCAGTCTTCTTGCCTTCGGCATCGGTTTTCTCCTTGCCGAACATGGTGTCGTAATAGGAATCAAGATAGCTGCGATTGAACTTATCTTGATATTCCCTGCCCTTGTACAGCGATTCCTTAAGGTCGGTAACCGTTTGGTAGTAGCCGCCCTTAAAGCGCTCCAGGCCGGCAGTTTTCTCTTCTTCGGATGCCTTGCGTCCCAGAATTTCTTCGTAGGCGGCTTCCAGGCCAGTACCAAAACGCTGGGGCGCAATCTCACTCTGGTAGAGCTGAGCAAACTGACCGACATCTCCTTCCTTGCCGGTCATTTCATACTTCGTGGTGTAATCACGAAGATAATCTTGAGCTTGCGGGAAGCTGATTAAACCGCCGCGCAACTGAGATTCAATAGATTGTTTGAAGGGTTCATACCCAGCTTGAGCAGACGCCGAACGTGCGGCTTCTTTAGCAGCAGCTGCTTCTTCTTTTTGAAGAATACGTTGTTCTTCCCGTGTTGCACGCTCACGGTAGAACACACGATCTGCTTCCGCCTGTTGCAGCTGAGTTTGCTGCAGGCCGTAAAGCTGAGCATCACGTTGCGTTTGATACGCAATCTGACGATTTGCTGTGGTTTCAAGACCCAGCATTTGATTGCGATAATCTTGATTTCGAAGAGCTTCTTTTTCTTCGAACTTCAGTTCTTCTTCACGGATGCGACGTTGCTCCCGTGCAACTTCAGCTGAGTTATCCCTAGGAGCGCCTCCACCCATCTGATTTGTTCCTCAATATTAGTTACATTCTAACTTGCTTATTACCCGTAGAAAGTCGGGGTGTAGTTGCCGAACATTTTATCCATAACACCACGTTGAATTGCGACAGCTTCTTCGATGCGACCTTTGCGTTCCCGTTGCGATACCTGACGTGCTTCTGGAGACAGCGCGATACCAAGGGCTTGACGTTGACGATAACCTTCTTCAGCCGTTTCCATGGGGCGCTCAAAGAGTGCACGAAATTTACCGGCGCGTTCTTGAAGTTGTTGCTCTTGTGTGCGGCCCAGGCTACCTAAGGCAAATTGATTGTCTGCCATGCGGAATTGATTGCTGGTATCGATAACAGAGTTCAACGCATCCATGGACTTGCCGGCAAGCATGTTGCGCATTTCGCCTGCTTGTTGTACGGCACGATTCTGAAGATCCCCCTGGTTCTTGACCAGGAAAGCATTCATGCCGTAAACGTAATTATCAGTACGTGCGTCTTGAGCAGCCTTGATGTTTTGCAGGTCTGCAATCTGCCGGTAACCGCGATCCAGGCGGTTTTGTGACATGGCCATCGACTGGCCCATCAAACCGGCTAAAGCAGCGTTGTTAGCGGCATTGGCTTGGGTTTGAGCAGCAGCCCGCATGGCCTGCCCTTGGAAGATACCACCGACCACATTGCCGATAGCACCTAAACCAAAACCTCCGAAAGTACCCCAATCAAAGGCCATACCGCCACCGCCTGCTGTTTTAGAAACTGCGTTTAAACCACTGTTGGCAACTTTATCAAGAGCGCCTGCTCCATATACTTGATCAAATAGACCCATGGATATGAAGACCTTTCATTTATTTTAGATCAGAAATATGTTGCTGCGCCCGGAGGATTAACTGCAGGGATGGCGTAAGGAGTACGGAAGGCTTGATAAGCACGGCCAGCTAACTCAGGCATTGCTGCCGTCATGTTAGCTGCATACTGTGCAGCTTCTGGCGTGCCATAAGGATTCATGGACATTGCGATACCTTTAGTCAGGTTCTCAATGCCACTGCTCAGGGTGTTAAACATTGCCCCCTTCCATCCCTTACGCGTTTGATATTTATCCGCTAATTCAAGCATCTCCTGTTGATAAGGAATTGAGCTTTGATAACGTTGTTGCTCAACAATACCTTGTACCAACTTGTCAGATGCTGACGGCATACCCGTCATGTAACCCTTCAAGATTTCCTTCTGTTCGTCAGGAGTGAAATTTTTGATCTGATCTTTTAATGACTGATAGCCCTGCAGGAATCCACCGAAGAGATCCCCGTCAGTCGAGCCAAAGCCCTGCTGACCCGCCAAGGCCATACCTGGAAAACGGCCTTGCAGTTTGGAGGTATCAAAGGTGGATGCCAT